GTAGTTCCCAATCAGGGCAAAGGCGCGGCAAAGGCTCGGATTGAGGCAGGCCGCAGAATGTTCCCGGCCATCTGGTTCAACGAGGCCAAGACGCAACCAGGCATGGACGCTCTTGGCTGGTATCACGAGAAGAAGGACGAGGCGCGCAACATCGGGCTTGGGCCTGACCATGATTGGGCATCACATGGCGCCGATTCGTTCGGGATGATGTGCGTGGTATACGAAGAGCCGATGATGGTTAAAAAAGCATCTGCACCGCAATCCGTGTCATGGATGGGATAAATCAATGTCTGACGACGTACTAAAAGAAGGCAAGGAAGCATTCAAGCAGTGCGAAGAGGCTGAGGCCGACAATCGCAAGGCGTGGATTGACGACATGAAATTCGCTCGCCTTGGTGAACAGTGGCCGGATGCCGTGAAGGCGCAGCGGGAGAAAGAGGGCCGACCATGCCTGACGATCAACCGGATGCCGTCCTTCATCCGCCAGGTGACGAACGACGCACGGCAGAACAAGCCCAGCATCAAATGCCATCCAGTTGACGATGAAGCCAGCCAGGAAACAGCGGAGATCCTCGATGGGCTGATTCGCAACATCGAGTACTCATCCAACGCGGATATTGCTTACGATACCGCGCTCGACCATGCCGTGACGGCGGGTTATGGTTATTTCAGGATTACCACCGACTACGCAAGTGACGATGTGTTCGACCAGGATATCCGCATCGAGCGAGTGACCAACCCGCTCAACGTGTACGGCGATCCGCAGAGCCAAGCCGCGGATTCCAGCGATTGGAATGTGGCTTTCATCACGGAAATGATGAAAGAATCAGAGTTCAAGCGCAAATACCCAAAGGCCTCGACGCTGGGATTCAGCGAGGGCAAGGAAGAGGAAAACTGGGTTACTGAAAACAAGATCCGCATTGCAGAATACTGGACTCGGGACGAGGTGGCAAAAACCCTGTTGCGCATGTCCAATGGCAATGTGATGTACGCCGAAGAGTACGAAAAGATGCGCGACTTCTTCGACCTTCTGGGAGTGAGCGTTACCGGCACGCGAGAAACCAAGGGCTACAAGGTCACACAGCGGATTATCACCGGCCATGAAGTGCTGGAAGAGAACAAGTGGGCCGGGTGTTATATCCCCATCATCCCGGTCTATGGTGACGAGATCAACGTCGAAGGCAAGCGTCATTTTTTCAGCCTGATTCGCTCGGCAAAAGATGCGCAGATGATGTTCAACTTCTGGCGCACCGCATCGACTGAACTTGTCGCCCTTGCACCAAAAGCGCCGTTCATCGGGCCAAAAGGGGCGTTCAACACGGATGCCGGGAAATGGGCCAGCGCGAACACGACCAGCCACCCCTATATCGAGTACGACGGGCAGACCCCGCCCCAGCGCCAGGCGTTCGCTGGCGTTCCTGCCGGTGCATTGCAAGAAGCCATGAACGCATCCGATGATATGAAGAGCATCATGGGTATTTTCGATGCTAGCCTGGGCGCACGGAGTAACGAAACATCAGGCCGGGCTATCATTGCCCGCCAGCGCGAGGGTGACGTGAGCACATTCAACTATGTGGACAATCTTTCCCGCGCCATCCGCCACGCTGGGCGGGTGATTGTTGATCTGATACCTCATGTGTACAACGCCCCGCGCATCATCCGCATAATGCACGAGGACGGAAAAAACGAGTCGGTGCAGATTAATCAAGAGCACATGGCAGAGCGCCCGGGTCAAGACGGCGCTGGAATGCAGGCACAGCAAGGCCCGATGGGCGAGACTGAGCAGCAGGAACAGCAGGAGTTCGCCGAGGGCGTCATGAAGCTGTATGACGTTACTGTGGGCAAGTACGATGTAACGGTTGCGGCCGGCCCCAGCTACACGACCAAGCGCGAAGAATCCGCCGAGCAGATGATGAACTTTGTTCAATCGTTCCCTGCTGCCGCGCCGCTCGTCGGCGACCTGATTGCGAAAAATCTCGATTGGCCTGGCGCTGATGATATTTCCGACCGGCTCAAGACCATGCTTCCGCCTCAAGCGGCGGGCCAAAACCCGCAAATCCAGCAGTTGCAGCAGCAGATGCAGCAGATGGACGGGCAAGCTCGGGAGGCCGTCGCGCAACTCACTAAGCAGCTTGATGAGGCGCAAAAAGACAAGGCGCTTGAGGCTCGCAAGCTGGATATCGACGCATACGGAAAAGAGACAGACCGCATTAAGGCGACATCTGAGGCATTCGGGCCGGAACAGGTTCAGGCGCTGGTAATGCAGACGTTGCAACAGGTGTTGTCAAGCCCCGACGTGTTGTCACAGCAACAGCCGCAACCCATGCCGATGATGCCTGCCGATGGCATGATGCAGCAACCGAATTAAACCGCGGGCAGTCGGTTTATAGCCTAAAGGCTTTTACTGCCAAACAACCTAACGCCGGGAGGCGCTGGCCGGGGAAACCCGGACGACCAAAGGATTAATCATGGAACAACCCGCAGAAATGCAGGACTCCGAAGTAGCAACCGCTGCCGAGGAACCGACCAAGGCAGTAGACACAAGCTCATCGCCGGAAGATGTAATCGAAGAAACGCCAGAAACAACCGCGCCGGAACTTGACGCGGACGGCGAAGAAATCGAGTACGAAGGCGAAAAGTACAAGGTTCCCAAAACCTTGAAGGAAGCATTTTTGCGCCAGCAGGATTACACGCAGAAGACTCAAACCTTGGCAGAGCAGCGCAAAGCGGTTGATGCTGAACGTGTAGAAATCCAGCAACGCGCACAGATGCAGCAACAATATGTTCAGGAGGTGGCCGAGGCTATTTCACTGGATAAGCAGCTCGAGCAGTACGGTCAAATCGACTGGAACGCTCTGTATGACTCCGATCCAGTGCAGGCAATGAAGCTTGATCGCCAAATGCGCGAACTTCAAGCCCAACGGGACGGCGTAGTAAGCAACATCACGGCGAAACAACGGCAACAGGCTATGGACTCGCAGCAGGCAACTGCAAAGCAACTCCAAGAAGCTATGGCGGTGGTAGCGCGTGAAATTCCCAACTGGTCGCCAGAAACGGCTAAGGCACTGAACGGTTACGGGCAAACTTTGGGGTACGCCGCGCAAGAACTGGCGAACCTCTCAGACCCACGCGCTGTTAAGTTGCTACATAAAGCCTACATGTACGATCAGTTGGTCGCCAAGCAATCGGTGAAGCCAAAGCCGGAACCGCAAGAAAAGCCGGTTACACGCATCGCCGCGAGCAAAGCAACCGCAACCAAAAGCCCCGGGGAAATGACGGACAAGGAATTTGCTGAATTCCGCCGCCGCCAAATCTCCAAACGATAAACGCCGTGAGGCGCACTTGAAGGAAAAGACAAAATGGCTAACACCAACTCAGTAATTGATATGGTAGCAAGAGAAGCACTCAGGATTGCCCACGAAAAAGCAACTTTCATCGGCACCGTGAACCGCAGTTATGACGACTCGTTCGCCAAAACTGGCGGCAAGATCGGCAGCACGCTGCGAGTCCGCGACCCCAACCAATTCACCCGCCGCCAAGGCTCCCGCGTCATGGACGTGCAGGACGTTACCAGCTCGACGCAGACCGTAACCGTTGCGACTCAGGACGGTATTGATATACGTTTCAACGCTGCCGAACTGGCGCTGGATATCGACGAACTGAGCCAGCGGTACATCGATCCAGCAATGGCCGCGCTGATTTCAGGAATTGACGGGGACTGCATCGACACCGCAACAAAGGAAACCTACAACCTCGTGGGCACTGCTGGCACGGTTGTTGGCGCATCGGCAGATATCACCGCCCTAGGCAATGCACGTGCCCGCTTGAATCAGATGCTGGCACCTAAAGACGGTGGCCGCGTGCTGCAACTCGACTCCACCACCATGGCCTCCATCGTAAACGGCAACAAAGCGCTGTTCCAGCCTGGCGCAGACGTCAAAGAAGCCTTCCGCGAGGGTTTCTATTCCCGCAGCGCAATGGCCGATTTCTACGAAAACGAGCGCACCCGCGTTCACACCGTAGGATCTGATGTTACCGTGTCCACCAGTGCCAGCGCGGCAGTGACTGATGGCGGCGTGAATATCACCATGAACAGCACGGACGGCAATATTAATGCTGGCGACGTGTTCACCGTGGCTGGTGTTTATGCGTGCCACCCTGAGACCAAGAAGTCCTTGGGCTTCCTGCAACAGTACGTAGCCACAGCCGCATCCACTGGCGCCGTGACTGTTTCTCCTGCTACCGTCCTTACCGGCGCAAAGCAAAACGTGTGCTCTTCGGCATCCGCTGCGCTGGCGACCACGGCATACAACAGCCAGGTGCTGACGTTCGTGGGTACGGCCTCCACTGCCTACCGCCGCAATCTGATGTACCACAAGGACGCGTTCACCTTCGTGACTGCCGACTTGCCGATCATGGACGACGCGATCAAATGCGTTCGCCGCAATCAGGACGGCATCAGCTTGAGGGTGTGGCAGGCTTCCGATATCCGCAACGATGAAATGTTGCTGCGTATCGACATCCTGTACGGCTTCAAGACTCTTCGCCCGGCTTGGGCTTGCCAGATCACGAACTAACCATCTAGGGGCGGCTAAATGTCGCCCCTCTCAATTCAAGGAGAACACCATGGCAGCACAAGACTACGAGCAAGTGACATACAACAGCCCTGCCGGCGCGCAAGTCGGCAGTTCCTCGTCCGAAAAAATCGCGTTCCACGGCGCCACCCCCACGGATCAACCGGCAGCATTGACCGCACAATTGACCACTATCACCATTGCGGACGCCGCTGGTACGCCGGATTATGCATTGTCCGCTCTGACCACCACCTCGCCCTACGGCCTGGCAACCGCAGCGGAGGCGATTTCGCTGCTGTACGTCATCAAAAACCTCCAAACCCGCATGGCCGAAGTTGAGGCGCTGCTTGAAGAAAAAGGTTTGGTAGCGGCAAACTAACTGGTAGCGGCAAACTAAGCAGTAACCCCAGCCCTTAACCGGGCTGGGATCATCGCGGAGCAATGAAAATGTACCCCAAGCGCATGAAAAACAAGTCTCACGGTTTTACCCATGTTTATGATTCCGGCGAAGAGGCCAACATTCGCGTGCATGGCTGGATTGACGAAGCGGAAGCGTTCCCCGGCGAAGCGGCGGAAGTAACGCTAGAATTGCCAGCGGTCGAAGAAGTCCAAGCCATTCAAGAGCCAGCATCCATTGATGCCGAAGTCGCGGTAAAGAAACGCCCAGGCAGAAAGCCGAAAGCCTAAAGCATGGCGCTGACCACTTACACAGAACTGAAGGCCGCGATAGCAACAAGGCTGCACCGTGCAGACCTGACGGCCAACATTGTCGATTACATCACGTTGGCCGAGAAACGCCTTAACCGTGACGTAAGGACAGTTGCGCAGGAAACTGAATCCACCCTGACGGCAACTATCGGCAGCCGCTCATTGACCCTTCCTAGCCTGTTTGGTACGCCGATTGCGCTGTATCTCACAACCTACCTCCCACGCATTGAAATCCCGTACTGTCTGCCTGAGCACATGCAGGCGCTATCGAGCAACGGCGGGCCGCAGTTTTGGACGTTGGACGGATCTGTTATCAAGACCGACGCCCCCGCAAATATCGCCTACACCTACACGCTGCGCTATGCCGCCGAATACGACCTGGCGACAACTTCCACGAATGCCCTACTTACCGCCTACCCTGACCTGTATTTCTACGGCGCTTTGGTCGAGGCTGCCGACGAGCTTAGAGACAACGAAGGGATGGCCCGGTATCAGCAACGCTACTCGCAAGCACTTCAGCAGTGCGCGAACAACGAAAACGCGAACAGATCCATTGCCACGCTGGCAACCAGTTTGCCGTCATCCCGTAGACCCAACATTCTGACGGGCTAACCAATGCTGATACCACTCACCGGATTCGCGCCAGACCTCGACCCGTCTCTTCCAGGCATCATCACGGACTGCTCAATGATGTTGCCGACCATCAGGGGCTACAAGGGCGCAGCGAGCTTGGTCAGCCTGGGATTTCCTGCTCTTTCCGCCGCCTGTAATGGGGCCGCGCTGTGCATCAAGCTGGACGCATCCTCCCGCATGTTTGCCGGTACAGCCACGAAAATTTACGAAACCGGCACAGCATCATGGACGGACGTGAGCGGGGCGGTTTACACCGGAGGGGCTGACTCGGTTTGGCGGTTTGCCCAGCACGGCAACATCACGTATGCGGTTAATCGGGCTGACGCCATGCAATCCTCAACCGCTGGCGCATTCGCCGCCGTGGCAGGAGCACCGAAAGCAACGGTAATCGAGTTTGTGGCAGGATTCGTGTTTGTCGCCGCCACGGTTGAGGCCACCTACGGCGACCAATCGGATCGGTGGTGGTGCAGCGCCTATCTGGACGGCACAGACTGGACGCCATCGGTTGCCACGCAATGCACAACCGGGCGCTTGGTGGACGTGTCCGGCGATATCAAGGCGCTTCGCAAGCTCGGCTCTGATATCGTGGTCTACAAGCAGCGTGGCCTGTGGCTGGGACGGTATGTCGGCGCGCCTGCGGTATGGGACTTCATCCTCATCCCAGGAGAAATCGGCGCGGTATCTCAGGAAGCGGTCGTTGACGTTGGCGGATACCATGTTTTCATCGGCTACGAGAACGTCTATCGCTTTGACGGTTCCCGGCCCATACCTATCGGCGATGAGATCAAGGAATGGTTTTTCGCAGACCTAAACGCCAAATACAAATACAAGATACGCGGCACCTACGATCGTAAGAACGCGCTGATTTATTTCTACTACCCCAACACAGCGAGTACTTCCGGAGCGCTGAATTCGTGCCTGGTGTACAACCACAAAACCGAAAAGTGGGGCAGGGCTAACCGGGATGTGGAAACCAGTGTGGAATTCCTATCCGGCCAGCTGACCTATGAGAACCTGGGCACGTTCTTTGCCACCTACGACGATATCAACGCAGTTTCTTATGACAGCGCGTTTTTCAACGAGCAAAGCCCGGTTCCGGCATTGTTCGACACAGCACACAAGGTTTACTCGCTGACCGGCGCATCCCTGACAAGCTCGATCACGACCGGCGACTTCGGCGACGACGATGCTTATTCACTACTCACCCAGGTAAGGGCGCGGTATGTGGATTCTCCAACCACTGCGACAATGACGAACTATTACCGGCCGGTTGCCGGTGACACGCTGACAACTGGCGCAACAGTAACCATGAGCGACGGAAAGTTCGACGTGCTGCGGTCTTCTCGTTTTCACCGGCTTAAATTTGAGTTCACCGGCGACGTGGAAATGACCGCCTATTCGCCAACCGTTAAACCGGAGGGGACGGCATGAGCAAAGTCAGCGCAGACCCGAGCCTTCCGGCCATTGTGGATTCAACCTCCGCCAGCCTGGAAAAGTTCAAATACCGGCTCACCCTGATTTTTCGAGAGCACGCCAGCCAGCTTAACAGCTTGTCCGAAGGGCGGGTTGGAGCGGTAACGAATGCGACCACGGCGGCGCCGACGACTGGAACCTATGCGCAAGGGGATTTTGTGCGCAATTCCACCCCATCTGAGCTTGGCGCTGCGGCATCCAAATACATTATTCACGGCTGGCAGTGCACGGTATCCGGTACGCCTGGGACGTGGGTTCAATGCCGGTATTTGACAGGCAATTAAGGGGTAAACATGGAAAATCAAACATACATGGAAGACGCCGATGGGCGGATCATAGTAGACGGATATGCCCCGGTAACTAAATGGGTTCCCGGGATGTCTTTGTCACAATTAGACCAAGCAAATTTTGGTGGTGCAGAGGGGCCGTCTCCAGAAGCGCAGCATCAGAGAGAAATCGCTCTTGCAAATCTTTCTATCATAGGAAGGGGTCTGGGCCTTACCGGAACAGACGAAGATGTCGCGGCAAGTCTACAGACTGTAGATACTGGTATAAGCAGAAATATGCTTGATCCTTCCAAGGTATCTAATGGCTATACCGCAAGTTCCAATGTGAATTGGGATGCATTCCCTAATGATGGCGGCGGTCCGTTCGACCTATTGGCGGGCGGGATAAAAGACATCGCCAAGGAGGGGATGGAATTTATTTCGGAAGCTCCTCCAATAATCAAACTTGCAATGTTGGCAGCAGGAGGATATGGCGCATATGCATCACTTGCTGGAGCCGGTGCCGGCGGCGGGTCGATACTCAATGCGGGAGGTTCATTGCTGGGGGACGGCGCGATTCCTTCGCTATCTACCTATGGCGCAGGAGGATTGGCCGGAACCGGAACGACTTCGCTATCTACTTACGGGGCTGGCGGGCTGTCCGGCGCGCTGGCTGGCACAGGAGGCTCCGCACTCGGGAGTTTGGCCGGCGCTGGTGGTCTGGCGGGATCTGCTTTAGCGGGAACATGGGGAGCAGGTTTGGCTGGTGCTGGTGGTGCGGGTGCTGGTGGTGCCGGGACTGGCGCGGCTACGGCAGGTGCTGGTGCTGGAGCTGGCGCTGGTGGTGCTGGTGGCACGGTTTCCGCTGGCGGCGGGTTGATTGGAAAAGATCTACTTGGCACTGGCGCCGGTGGATTGCTTGGCACAGGGCTTACAGGCGGCCAAGTTGCCGGGATGCTTGGCGGCGGTCTGCTCGGCGGTATAGGCGGGAGCAAAGAATCCGGCAAGATCACGACCACGACCGAACCTTGGTCGGAACAAAAGCCCTATCTGACTGACTTGTTTGGCCGCGCAAAGACAGCCATGGACAACAGCGGCGGGCCGAGTCATGGCGAAATTTCAGCCGTCAATAGCATGTATGAGACAGCAATCGGCCAAAACGGCAATCCCATGCTCGGTATGGACAATCCATATTTAAGCAAAACCATCCAGACCGCGCAGGATGATGTTACCCGCAACATGCAAGGCCAATTCAACACGGCCAGCCGTCAATCGGGTTCGTACGGCAACAGCGGTTTGAATTCTGAATTTGCGCGTGAGATGCCCCGGGCTTTGGGAAATATCGACACAACCATGCGGATGCAGGACTACACCAACCAGCAGGGGCTGTACGAGAACGCCGCGAACCGCAAATTGTCCGCATCTAAAGACCTGTACACGATGGCAAAAGACCATCGAAACACGCCATTCAACAACTTGGAGAAATACGGGCGCTTGATTCAAGGTAGTTATGGCGGCTCATCTTCTCAGCCCTATTTCACTAATCCGACATCTGATATTCTCGGCGGGGCGATGGCCGGGTACAACTTATTCACCGGAGGCAAATAATGGGCTTGCTGGACATTTTGCAGGAGGAAGCTGCGAAATGGGGCAACGGGCCATCATTGGGCGGATTGCTGATGCGCGACAAGTCCACCAAGGGGATTCGTGGCTATGCCGGGAATGTAGCAGAGCGCGGGAAGGCAATGACCGGCCTACTACAAGGCAGGGAGCCTACGGACGCACAGAAGGGTTTGTTTAGCGGGCTTGACCCGACCACTAACGAAGGCGCAATGAACTTTGCCCTAACCTTTGCCGGGCCAATGGCGAAAACGGCGAACCTTGCCAAGCTGAAAATAGCCGAAGCCATGAAAGCACAAGGCGTACCGGATGCAAAGATCCACGCTGATACAGGATGGTTCTTCGGCATGGCGGATGGTAAACCTAGGTTTGAGATTAGCGATAACACGGCTGAGTTTGATAGAAAATTGTTTTCAGAACGCGGGAATAATGACGCACCACTAGATGCGCGAGCCTATGTTAATCATCCTGAATTATGGGGCGCGTACTCAGAAAATGTGCCGCAAATAAAAAAACAATATCAAGGTGGCCTAGGCCCAGTTGCTGGCTCGTATTCGAGCACAGACAACATAATTTCCATTAGTCCAGAAAATGCTTTACCTAAATCTACCACCCTTCACGAACTCCAACACGCCATCCAGCAGCGCGAGGGATTTGCTAGGGGAGGGAGTCAGTCAGATTTTCCAACAGATCAGAGCACGCTGGATTTGGTGAAAAAATTAGGGATTGACCCGAAAGGGGATGCCAGCAAAGTGAAATATGATTTATATCGCCGTCTAGCCGGTGAAGCCGAAGCAAGATTAACCCAGTCGCGCATGAACATGGCCCCAGAGCAACGCGCAGCCAGTTACCCGCCTTCCATGTTTGATGTGCCGGTAAATCAGCAAATAGTCAGAGGTTTATTAAAATAGCCGGATGAGGTACATATAAAATGGGACTACTCGACAATTTCGACACGCCTGAAATGGCCTTCAGCATGGGCCTGCTTGGGTCTGGCGGGCCTTCATTGCGCCCTGTTTCGCTGGGGCAGGGGCTGGCGGCTGGTTATGGCAATGCGATGCAGGCAAAAGACCGCATGGCGCAGAATAAGCGGCTTGAGCAACAACTGGCAATGCAGCAGCAGCAGGCCGAATTGCAGAAGATGCAGATGCAGGAAATCCAGCGGAAATTGTCCGAAGAGAACGATATCCGCAACGCATTGAGAACCTACGGCGGGCAGCAGCAACAACCGCAGCAGATGCAGCCGCAACAGCCTGTTAATGCCTTCGGCGGCGGCATGTCTACGCTCGACCCGCAGGCAGCGCCACAACGCCAGCCAGCAAGCGCGAAAACAACCCAATATCAGCGGCTGATGGGCGTTGGCGACATGCTGACCAATAAAGGCTACGGTGACAAAGCCCAGGCTTACTACGACCAGGCTGCAAAGCTCGCGCCGAAGGTAAAGGACTGGAAGCAAGTCAACGTCGGTGGCGCGATCAAATACGCCCCGCTGTTCGAGGACGGAACCACCGGCCAGCCGATGGAATACGAGGCTGCAACTGAACTACATTTTGCGGATAACGGCACTAACACCGGCATCGGCATAAACAAGTTCACCGGGGGCCAGGTTACGGGCGGGGTGAAGAAGGGCTACACGCCGGGGGACATGGTTTCAATGCGCGGGCAAAATATGGTGGATTCTAGGACACGCGAAGCAAACGCAGAAAGCGCCGCTATGCGAAGGGATGCATTCGCGCAAGGAAACAAGCCGCCTTCTGGGTATCGAGTTGGGAGAGACGGAGAGACGGAGCTTGTTGCCCTAACTGGTGGCCCTACAGACCTAAAAGCGCAGGCATTGGCGCAGCAGAAAGCCATAGGGTCTACCGATGTTGACATTGCTATTTCATCGCTTCGAGATGCCTACAACAGGCTAGATGAAGGCGGCGGGGTAACCAGCACAAACAAAAAATGGGGTAGCAATGCCGGTGCATACCTATCATCTTCTAGTGCAGGGCAAATGGCCGGCAAAATGTTCGGCACTGACAATCAATCGGCGCGCAACGATATTGCAATGACACGCCCTGCATTGCTGGCTGCATTAATGAAAGCGACCGGCATGTCTGCCAAGCAGATGGACTCTAATGCTGAATTGAAATTGTGGCTATCTACTGCAACAGACTCTACGCTTGACGTTGAATCTAACCGTAGGGCATTGGACAAGATTGAGAAGAAATATATGCCTGGTGCGGTGCAGCCGGTTAATCCCAATACTCAACCATCCGCACCATCCGCACCAAAAATCGGAACTGTTCAGGGCGGCTATGTGTTCATGGGCGGAAATCCCGCAGACCCCGCACGTTGGAAAAAGGCGCGACCATGAAACCTTGGGAGCAATACCAAAGCGCGCCACAGGAAGCGGGCCCGTGGACTCAGTACGCTATTGATGCGCCCAAACAAGAACTTGCAGAAACCAGCATCTACGACGACATAAAGCGCGGCGGGTTAGACATAGCCCAGCGCTATCTGAAAACTGGAATTGGTGCTGTTCGCGGTATAAAAGACGTAATCGACACGGGCGCGGATTTCGCATCAAACCTTGGCGGCCAGGAAGAAAACGCCAGAATCAAGGCGATGAACGCGCAAGGAAAGGCTGAATATGAGGAAAAATTCGGATCAGACCTAAACGCGCAAGGCGGACGGTTGGCGGGCAACGTGGCAATAACCATGCCGGTCGGCGGTCTGCTGGCTAAAGGCGCGGCATCTGTTCCAATGCTCGCCAAATACGCGCCTGCCCTTGCAAGCGGCGGCTTCAAACTTGGCGGCGCTGGTGGCGGCTTGCTTGCCAATACGGCCATCAGGGCAGGCGCTGGCGCAACAACCGGCGCTATTCAGGCAGGAATGATCGACCCCTCTTCGGCTGGCTTCGGCTTGGCGGTAGGTGGCGCATTGCCGGTTGCTGCCAAAGGTATCGGCCTTGCTGGGCGTGCGATCGGGAAAGCTGCTGCGCCGATGACGGAAAGCGGTAGGGCGCGGATTATTTCCGATTTCCTGAAGTCTCGCCTTGGCGACAAGGCCGACGAGGTTATAGCCAATCTGGAAGCCAACAAGGGTAAAACGCCGGGATTCACCCCGACTACTGGGCAAGCCGCAGGGAATGCGGATCTAGCCACGCTTGGCCGTGTATTCTCAGAACGCAACCCTGGAGTGTTTCAGGACAGGCTATCAGGACAACGCGAGGCGCTGGCTAATTCCGTTCGCAGCATGGGCGGGGATGAAACTGCGATTGCAAATCTGGTCGATTCACGTAGCTCCGCAGCGGATGCGTTGTATGGCAAAGCGATGAACTCAGACCAGATGCGCATAGACGTTGCCAAACAGGCTACAGACGCACAGAAACCCGGCTTCCTTGCTGTCGGTGGAGAGCCTACACAAGATATGGCCTATGAAGGTCTGAGAGCACTACAGACTCGACCTCAATTCCAAAAAGCGGTAAACGATGCCAAGCAGTTGATGCTTAACAACGGCGTCAATGTCGACCCGCTAACAAGCTTACAGGGTTTGCATTACATCAAACTGGCGCTCGATGACATTATAAGCAAGGGAAGTAATCCGGTGTCAGGCATAGGCAAAAACGAGCTTGGCGCATATATGGGCATCAAGGATAAATTGATGGGAGAGATTGATCAAATATCCCCGCTCTATGGAAACGCCCGTCAAAACTTCGCCGACATGTCAAAACCCATCAACCAGATGGACTTGGGCAACGCCATTGCCGACAAGTACATTCCGGCGATTTACCGTGACGTGCCGATACCTGGGCAGCTAAACCATGCAAAGTTGGCGGCAGTCTTGCACGACCTGGGCGATGGCATGGCTAAGAAAGCCACCAACTTCAAGGGCGCCACGCTAAAGAATACGCTTTCGCCGGAGCAGATGAAGAAACTCACAGACGCGCTGTCAGACTCGCAATTGATCGTCAACGGTCAACGGTCCGGCGCTCCCGTCAATTCCAGCACATTCCAGAATCTTGCATTCAATGCCGACATGGAACCGTCCGCGCTGGGTGGATTGCTGACGAAGTTTGGCCCGGTCAGCCGGATAGCCGGTCTGCTTGGTGGCGGCAGGGATGTGCTGTACGGCAGTGCAAACAAGAAAATAACCGGCTTGCTTGGAGATGCTCTGGCAGACCCAGAAGTTGCGAAAGGTTTGCTGTCTTTGCCTGCTAAACGGCGTAAAGAAGTCGTCAGTGCGCTGCTTGGTAATCCGGCATTCCGCGCATTGGCTACAGAGGCTAGCGCCCAGTAAAGCCGAGATAAATGCCGTAAATAAAAACGATAACGAGGACTACCCCGGCTTTTATCAGCATGAAGTCAATTATATCCATGCGCCATTATACCCACACAGCCCGCACCAGCGGGCTTTTTAACAGGTGACATATGCCCGCTGATATCGCATCAACACTCGCAAGCTGGAGCACCACAGAGGCTAGCAACTCGCCGAACGGTTCCACTACCATCGGCGGCGGCCTGGACGAAAACCTTCGCATGATACAGGCCGTAGTCCGCCAGCAGGCCGATACAGGAACAATCGCGAGTGCCGCGACAACCGATCTTTCCACGGTTGCGAACCGCTTCATTACCGTTTCTGGCACCGTGACCATTACCGGGCTTGGTACTCTATCCGCTGGAATGTCGAAATGGCTAATATTCAGCGGTGCGCTAATTCTTACACACAACGCCACCTCGTTGATTCTGCCTGGTGCTGCGAACATCACAACGGTCGCAGGGAATAGCGGGCTGTTTGAATCGCTAGGGGCGGGCAATTGGAAATGTCTGGCGTTCACGGTTGGGGCGGAAGGGATTGCCAACACTCCCGCCGGGAACATTGCAGCCACCACGGTACAGGCTGCACTGAACGAGCTGGATACTGAGAAAGCTTTACTCGCCGGATTAGCCTCACAGAACTTTGCGGCGAATGCGCTGACTGTTGCTAGTACGCTTGGTGTGACGGGCGTTTCAACGCTGACGGGAGGCGCTGTTATCACAGGCGCATCAAGCACCCTAGGCTACGGCGCAGGCGCAGGAGGAACGGTTACGCAGGCGACAGATAAGGGAACAGGCGTTACGTTGAATAAGGCAGCCGGACGGATTACGATGAATGCCGCTGCTTTAGCGGCCGGTGCGGTTGTCTCATTTAGATTAACGAATTCCCTTTTATCAAATACAGATGTATTAATTGTAAATGGATATGAGGATGGCGCTATAGGCATACAAAATTATCGAATTGAAACGCAAGCTACGACAGGTGGGAGCGCAGTAATTAGGGTAACAAACATCTCAGGTTCGTCGTTTTCTGAGGCAGTAATAATTAGCTTCTCCGTAATTAAAGGCGCTACATCATGATCCTCTTAAAACAACTCATCCACGACACCAAGACCAACAGCGTAGAGGCTACTTGGGTAGAGGTCATCACACTCCCGCAGCGTGAGATTTCGCCAGGAATATTTGATACGGTGCGGCGCACACAAGAGGTGCAAGTCCGTTGCCACAGCTACGCCGCTGTACAGATGGATATGCTGGAAGCCGATCTTGGCGCCGACCTGCCATCCCACGCTGCGCTGATTGCTACGGTACGGGCAGGTATTGTCGTACCAACAGCGGCGGACTTGGACGCACATGCTGCGCTGATTGTTGCTACTCGTGCGGAAGAAATTAAAACAGAGCTTAAGGCTATCGACATGCGCAAAATCCGCCCCATGTCTGAAGGAGACACGGCTTATCTGGCTGCACTTAACGCCAATGCTCAACTGCTACGCGCCGAACTTGTGGCCCTGTTAAATCCGGCTTAATGGCGTTAATCCGGTTCCTTATCGCGTTTTACCGCTATCTAAAACAATTACTATCAGGGGGCAACATGGCCGCAGACGTAGGAACCACACTAGCAAGCTGGAGCACGACAGAATCCAGCAACGCGCCGGCAGGCACCACGCCGCTGAGTACCAATCTTGACGACAACTTGAGGATGATCCAGGCGGTTGTTCGACAACTCGCAAGTGACAGCACAATTGCCAGCGCGACTACGACCGATCTATCCACGATACCCGGCACGTTCATCACAGTTTCAGGCACGACGACCATTACCGGCTTGGGTACGGTATCGGCGGGCATTTACAAGTGGCTGATTTTCAGCGGCGCGTTGACGCTCACGCACAATGCCACCAGTTTGATTCTTCCCGGCGCAGTGAACATCACAACGGCAGATGGTA